TATACGAAAAAGAACCATTCAATTTAAATATATTAAAAGCAGATATAGATAAATTCTTAGATGCCGATAGTGCTTTAAATGTTTGTATGTTAAAAGTAAAATCACAGGAAGAAAAACTAAACCTCTTAACAGAGCAAGTTAAGTCTATTATGAGCTTGTCGTTTAATATTGGTAATGCTATTAAATGGAAGAAATTTTTGAATGGTGAAATTGGATGATTGTTGTAGGTAAACTTAACGAAACATTTTTACAAGTATCATGTGAACGACATATTGCTTATGAACTCAATGAATATTTTTCATTCAAAGTTCCTAACTGTCAATTTCACCCGAAGTTCAAAGCAAAGATGTGGGACGGAAAAATACGTTTGTTCAATATACAAACAGGACAAATGTATTTAGGACTATGGCCATATCTAAAAGATTGGGCTGAGAAACATTCTTATAAACTACAGACCGATATACTATCAGTAAAAAAACTTTCTGGTTTGGATGTAGAAGGTATCAAAGAGTTTTTTGATTCTCTTAAATTGCATTGTAAGAATAAACCAATTGTACCTAGAGATTATCAGATTGCATCTTTTCTACATTGTGCAAAAGCTGAACGATCTCTTTTGTTGTCTCCAACTTCATCGGGTAAGAGTCTGGTTATCTATTCCTTAATTAGATGGCATCAGCAGTTTATAGAGAACGATAAGATACTGGTATTAGTTCCTACTACAAATCTGGTAACACAGATGTATAATGATTTTAAAGATTATTCGTCTGAGCTTCCTGATTGGAATGTTGAAGAACAATGCCACATGATATATTCAGGTAAAGAAAAGGAATCAGAGAAACAAATATATGTTAGTACATGGCAATCTCTATTTCGTTTAGGGGCCCCATATTTCAAGAAATTTGGAATGGTTATAGGTGATGAAGCGCACCTATGTAATGCCCAGAGTCTTAAAGGTATACTAGAGAAGATGACCACTTGCAAGTATAGGTTCGGCACTACTGGTACACTTACAGACTCTAAGACAAATAAACTGGTATTAGAAGGACTATTCGGTAAGACCTATACAGCAGTTACTTCTAAACAACTGATGGATAATAAGCATATATCTGATTTGAGTATTAATTGTTTAGTTTTAAAATACACAGATGCAGAACGTCAATTGAATAAGAAGGCAACCTATCAGGAAGAGATTAATTTTGTTGTAACCCATAAAAAACGAAATGAATTTGTCCGTGATCTTGCCCTGGCCAGAAAAGGTAATGTTCTGATTCTCTTTAACTTTGTAGAGAAGCATGGTAAGGTATTACATAAAATGCTGGTAGAAAAGAATAAAGATGATAGAAATATATTTTTTATAGCGGGTGAAACATCGGTGGAAGATAGAGAGAAAATTCGACAGGTAACTGAAATTGAAAATTCTATCATCGTAGCATCTTCTGGTGTTTTATCAACTGGTGTTAATATTAAGAATCTTCAAACCTTGATATTTTCACACCCCTACAAAGGAAAGATTAGAAATCTTCAATCCATTGGTAGGGTTTTGAGGTTGGATGATAAGAATAACAAAGCTATATTGTTTGATATAGTCGATGATTTGTCATGGAAGAAGCATCATAATTATGGTATTAAACATTGGAAGGAACGGGTAAACACATATCTGAATGAGAAGTTTGATTATATGTGTAAGGAAATAACTTTATAAAGGAAAATGAAATGGGAAAAACTTATAAGAAGGTTATTAAAAATAAGTTTGAAAAGAAGAAGCTACATATTCTTAAACAGAAAAAGATATTCATTAACGAAGGAGAAGAAGATGAAGGATATCAAGACGGCGAAGAAGAAGTGCGAGAAGTGCAAGAAAGTAACACCGCAAGTTAATACTTCCGAAGGTTTTGCTGGAACTATATATTATGAAGATTGGACTTGTACTGTATGTGGTAAAGTCAATTTATTTGAAAAAAAGGGTGATCCGAAATTTGTAACTGAGTATTGTGTTTATTAATTATTAATCTTTGAGGATATTATGAATATTAATGTAGTCAACAAAAGTGAAAATCCATTACCAAAGTATGCAAGACAGGGTGATGCAGGTATGGATATTTGTGCAGCTGAAGATGATTTTCTTGCACCGTTTAATTGGAAAGCAGTTTCTACTGGATTGTTTGTAGAGATTCCAGAAGGATATGAAATTCAAATAAGGTCTAGGTCTGGACTTGCATTTAAATATGGTGTTTCTGTATTGAACAGCCCAGGCACTATTGATTCTGGATACCGTGGTGAGATAAAAGTTATTTTAAAAAACAGTGACCATCGAAGATATAATATTCAGAAGGGTGAACGTATAGCTCAAATGGTTGTTGCTCCTGTAACAGCTGCATTTCTTACAGAAGTTTCAGAACTTTCTGATTCGGAACGTGGTGAAGGTGGATTAGGGAGTACAGGAAAATGACTGATAAAAGAAAACATTATGTAGACAATGAAGCATTTTTTGAAGAGATGAAGAAGTGGAAAAATAGAGTTTTGGATGCTCGTGAAATGGATGACGTTGACCCGCCATCAACCGAATATATGGGTGAATGTTTTTTACGAATATCCGAACATCTGGTAATGCGTCCCAATTTTATTAATTATACTTTCAGAGATGATTTGGTTTCTGATGGTGTGGAGAATTGTTTATTATATGCACATAATTTTAAACCAGAAAAATCGAAAAATCCGTTTTCTTACTTTACACAAATTATATTTCAATCTTATGTTAGGCGTATTGTTAAAGAAAGAAAACTGATGCATATCAAATACCTGTTTGTTGAAAGGTCTGGTATCCTTGATGAGCTAAATCCTAACAGCGAGGATAATAAGAAAATAACAAAGGTATGGGTAGATTACCTGCGTTCACATGAAAAATACGCTATAAATCCTGATAAGAAGAAAAAGAAGCCTAAACCTAGCTTAGAGATGTATTTCGCATGATTTATGTTTTTCCTTGTATTACTAAATCATATATGATAAACTATAATCAACGTAAGGAAATAAATGAATTATCACGTTTTGGTTATAGAAGAATGCCCAAGATGTAGAGAGTATGAACCAGATCATAAATTTAAGAATTGTGGTTGTTTTGTAGAAGAATTAGAAAATAGAATAATGAGACAAACTTTTGAATGTACACGCTGTAACAATACATGGGTGAATGTTTGGAAGAAATACAAAAAGGAAAATGATGAAAATAGCATTGATAACCGATCAGCATTTTGGGGGAAAACAGGACAGTCAGAACTTTTCTAATTATATTGAGACATTTTATAGGGAACAGTTTTTCCCTTATTTGTCTGAAAATAAAATAGATACTGTTATTGACTTGGGCGATACGTTTGATAGAAGGAAGTTTGTAAACTTCAATACACTTAGTCAAGTTCGTCAATTTTATTTTGATGTATATTATGAGCGTGATATTAAACTTCATTCTATTGTCGGTAATCATTCTACCTATTATCGAAATACCAATAGTGTGAACAGCTCTGAATTACTTTACGGTCATTATGATAATGTTAGTACCTATGCATCACCACAAACTATTCATGTTGGTGATACTGATATTGATTTGATTCCGTGGATTAATACAGAGAACTATGATGAGACTATGAGTTTTATCAAAGATTCTAAATCACAAATAGCACTTGGACATTTAGAAGTTGCTGGGTTTGCAATGTATAAAGGTTACAATGCAGAAAATGGTATTCCCAAAGAATTGTTTAAAGGTTATGAAGTAGTATGCTCTGGCCATTATCATCATAAGTCAAGTAAGGGTAATATACATTATCTTGGAGCTCCTTATGAAATCACTTGGAGTGACTACGATGACCCTAGAGGTTTTCATATATTGGATACAGAAACCAGAGAGCTAGTATATATTCGTAACAGGTTCAGGTTGTTTGAGAAAATATATTATGATGACATCAATACAGATTATTCAAAGGTAGATGCTGGTTACTACAAGAATAAAATTGTCAAACTGATTGTAGAGAATAAAGAGAATCTACCACAGTTTGAAGATTTTGTTGATAGGTTATACAAAGCAGAGTTGACTGATTTGACTATACTTGAAGACCTATCAGAGTACACTATGAGATACAATGAAGAAGATGAAGCTGATATAGAGGTTGGTAATACATCAGCATTTCTTGAAGAGTATGTTGACGGTATGAAAGTAGAAGAAGAGAAACCAAAGATTAAAAAGTTGCTACAAGTTATTTATGATGAAGCCCTTAATGTGGATACTACTGAATGAATATTTTCGTATTAGATAATGAGATTGAAAAGTGTGCTGAGTACCATTGCGATAAACACGTTATTAAAATGATATTAGAGTCAGCACAAATGATGTCAGCTGTTGTTAGATTACAAGGTTATGATATAGGTTACAAGTTAACTCATAAGAATCACCCTTGCACTATATGGGCTAGAAAGTCATTATCAAATTATCTATGGTTATCTAAACTTGTTGAACGTCTAAATGCCGAGTATAGATATAGATATAACAAAGATGTTAATCATAAATCGTATGACATGGTTAAAACATTACCAATACCAAAATTACCTGTTATTGGTTTGACTCCATTTGCACAGGCAATGCCCGATCAGTATAGAAACAAAAATGCAGTCAAAGCATACCGTGATTACTATATTAATGAAAAGTCCAGCTTCCTAACATGGACTAAACGTAAAACTCCAGAGTGGATAAATAATGATAAAGCTAAAGACTGTTAGATGGAAAAACTTTCTTGCAACTGGTAACACATTTTTAGAAGTAGAACTTGATAAAGAACCAATGACATTGATTGTTGGTAAGAACGGTGCTGGTAAATCAACTCTGATTGATGCCATCACCTTTTCTTTATTCGGTAAACCTTTTAAGAAAATCAATAAAGGCCAGTTGATGAATACTGTTAATGAGAAAGAACTCATTACTGAAATAGAGTTTTCTATTGGCAATACGGAATGGAAGATACGCAGAGGTATTAAACCAGCTCTGTTTGAAATCTATAGTAATGGTAGTATCATTAATCAGGATGCAAAGAGTACTGATTATCAGAAGTATCTTGAAGACAAAGTTCTGAAACTAAACTTTAAATCCTTTACACAAATTGTCGTATTGGGTTCAGCATCGTTTGTCCCATTCATGCAGCTGTCAGCTAATGACCGAAGAGTTATCATTGAGGATATTCTTGACATTGGTATTTTCTCTGTTATGAAAAACTTACTCAAAGACCGTTCAGCTTC